ATATATATCGGGTTTTTTTATTTTCAAAAATTTTTATTGAAGTATATTTATTATGTAGATGGCAAAAGAGCCAACATATGGTATTAATTTTCCGTTCCGAGATTCTTTTAATGGTGGGTATTTGGATATGTCAAATACAACAGATGAAGAAATCAGAACGGATTTAGTTCATCTTCTATTAACAAGAAAGGGTACAAGATATTATTTACCTGATTTTGGGACGAGATTATATGAATATTTATTTGAACCTATGGATGGATTGACATTTTCTGAATTGGAAAATGAAATCAGAGATTCGGTGGAAGAATACATTCCAAATTTATTAATAAATAAAATTACTATTCAACCCGCATCAGATGGTGAAGAAGATAAAGGTACTTACATAAATTCTAATGATGATAGAGTTTACCGAGTACCAGGAATTGGTACTAAAGAACATACAGCAAAAATAAAAATAGATTATACTATCCAAGACGATACATTCAATTCGAGTGATTTTGTAATCATCAATATTTAAATGATATATGGCTAATAAAAAAATATCATATACTACAAGAGATTTTCAATCCATAAGAACTGAATTAATCAATTTTACAAGAACGTATTATCCTGACTTAGTTCAAAACTTTAACGATGCGGCGGTTTTTTCCGCACTTATGGATTTGAACGCGGCTGTAACGGATAACTTACAATTTAATATAGATAGAAGTATACAAGAAACCGTATTACAATACGCTCAACAAAAATCTTCCATTTATAATATTGCTAGAACATACGGGTTAAAAGTACCAGGTCAAAGACCTTCAGTTGCTATGGTTGATTTATCAATTACCGTACCTGCGTTTGGAGATTCTGAAGATTTAAGATATTGTGGATTGTTAAGACGAGGTTCCCAATTTTTTGGTGCGGGTCAAGTGTTTGAGTTGGTTTATGATGTTGATTTTGCGTCTGCAATAAACGCTGAAGGTTATCCTAATAGGATTAAAATACCAAACTTTGACGCTAATAATAAATTATTAAATTATACAATAACAAAGAGAGAAACGGTTGTTAATGGATTAACTAAAGTATTCAAAAGAGTTATTACACCAAATGATATTAGACCATTTTTTGAATTATTTTTACCCGAAAAAAATGTCTTAGGGATTACAAGTGTTTTACTCAAAGATGGTACAAATTATGCAAATGTTCCTGATACAAACGAATTTTTAGGGGTAGATAACAGATGGTATGAAGTTGATTCTTTAATTCAGGATAGAGTGTTTGTTGAAGACCCAACTAAGGTAGCTGATAATCCAGGTTTAAAGGTTGGGAAGTATATACAAACAAATAGTAAATTTATAACAGAGTTTACACCTGAAGGATTTTTCAGAGTAATATTTGGTGGTGGTAGTCAATCGGCGGACGAACAATTAAGAGAATTCGCAAGAAACGGATACAAACTAGATTTATATAAATATTCAAATAACTTTGCCTTAGGTAGTGTGTTAAAGGCTAATTCAACATTATTCATTCAATATAGAGTTGGTGGAGGTGTTTCAAGTAACTTAGGGGTTGATGTTATTACTCAAGTAGGTACGGTATATTTTTCAATAAATGGACCTTCAACATCAGTAAACACATCGGTTAAGAATTCATTAATTGTAACAAACGTTACAGCCGCTATTGGTGGGGCTAATAATCCAACAATCGAAGAAGTTAGATATTTAACAACTTACAATTTTGCGGCACAACAAAGAGCGGTAACCGTAAATGATTATAATTCAATAATAAGAACTATGCCTTCTCAGTTTGGAGCACCAGCGAAAGTGGCAATAACTGAACAGAATAATAAAATCATAATTCAAATGTTATCTTACGATGAGAATGGTAAGTTGACTGAAATTATATCAAACACTTTAAAAAATAACGTTGCAAATTATTTGTCAAATTATAGAATGATTAATGATTACATTTATATTGAATCCGCTAATGTGATTGATTTAAGTGTAAATTTAGATGTTGTTTTAGATAATACTCAAAATCAAGGTTCCGTTATATCCAGAATAGTTAATATTATATCTGACTTTTTTGAACCCGCCAATAGAACGATGGGTCAAAACGTTAATGTATCAGAACTGAAAAGATTAATTCAAAGTGAAAACGGAGTAATCAACATAGCAGGAATGCAATTTTATAATAATGTAGGTGGACAATATAGTTCTTCACAAACCTCTCAAGCATATATAAATTCCACAACGAGAGAAATTGGTTTGATATATGATACCATATTTGCCGAACCAAATCAAACATACCAAATCCGATATCCGGGTAAAGATATTACCGTAAGGGTTAACAATTTCCAAAATATCAATTTCGCTTGATAATTTATTTTTAACGAGAATAGTTTATGTTTTTATATAAAAACTCAAATAAACTATTTATGTTAAAAGTTATTAAATGTCAAAATCGGTAAGAATCCGTACAGAAGTTGGTAAAGACAAACAAATTAATGTCTTATTGGAACAAGATTTTGAATCTTTAGAGATTCTTTCCCTCAAATTATTACAAAGTGACATTTATACAAGACCTTGTTCTGATTATGGTGTTATTGTAGGAAGAGTTTCTATAAATAATGGTTATGGTATACCAAATGCAAAAGTTTCAGTTTTTATACCTCTGGACGCTAACGATGAGTTAGACCCTATTATATCAACTTTATATCCGTATAAAAACGTTGAAAATCTCAATGAAGATGGATATAGATATAATCTACTTCCTTATACAAAATCATATAGTGCTCACCAACCAACAGGGACATTTTTTGATAAAGAAGATGTTTTAATAAATCCGTATTACATTCAAGTTTTTGACAAGTATTACAAATATACCGCAAGAACCAATAATAGTGGTGACTTTTTAATTTTTGGGGCTCCATTAGGAAACCAAACAATTCACGTTGATATAGATTTGTCTGACATAGGTGAATTTTCATTAACACCTCAAGATTTGGTTAGAATGGGTGTAGCAACCGAAAATCAAACAAATGGTACAACATTCAAAACATCATCAAATTTAGCAGAGTTACCTCAAATAGTTTCTTTGAATAGAATTGTGGAGGTTAATCCGTTTTGGGGTGAACCCGACGTTTGTAATTTAGGTATTACTCGAGTTGACTTTGACATAACTAACGAAAGAAACATTAATTTAGTTCCAACCGCAATTTTTATGGGGTCATTATTTTCATCTGAAGATGACACCGCACAAAAAAGAAATTGTAAACCTAAATTAAAACAAGGTATGTTGTGTAATTTAACAACTGGACCGGGTGAAATTAAAGCAATACGTCAAATGATTAATTTAGACGTAAATGGTAGACCTGGTTTAGAACCCTTTGAGTTAGAAAATGGTGGACAAGTAATTGACGATAATGGAGCCTGGGTTATTGATGTCCCAATGAACTTGGATAGAGTCGTTACAAATGAGTTTGGTGAAAACGTGTTTACAATCGACCCCAAAAAAGGGGTTCCTACAAGTGCTAAATACAGATTTAAAATTAAATGGAATCAACCTCCAACACTCAAAGAACCCGTTAAACGAGGTTATTTTTTAGTACCTAATATTCGTGAGTATTGGACAAGTACAACTTACGACCCTTTAGATTTACCAACACCACCACCTTGTTTTTATCAAAATGTTCCTTGTGATTATACTGATGCTATGAGAGCGTATTCATTTAGTTTAGATTGGAATGATTACGGATTCACAGGTGATTCTCGTGGTCAACAAATGATACAAGACGCAATTAATTGTGAAGATAGGTTTTATTATATGCAATATAATAAGGTCTATACCGTTTCCGGCTTAGTTACACAATATAGAAATGGGTATTTATCAAATCGCATTATTTCATTGAAAGATGATTTAAACACAAGTTGTGAAAGTGAAAATAACAAATTTCCAACAAATGACGCAAATTTCACAAGCGATTTCCTTTTTGTTGCGGTTAATTTTTTATTATATATTTTCAGATATGCTTTTTATGTACTTTTAATTGTAACGCACATTTTAGCTTTTTTTATATTATTGTTCAGTTACGTAATATCAGTAATTGTAAGGTTTGTGTTAAAATTTCTTGTGGTATTATGTTACTTAATTCAAGTAATTATTAAAACTATAAATAAATTTTTTCATACTAGTTTTAATTCGCCAAATTGTCCAAGTTTCGATGACGTTGATGAAATAGCCGATAAAATAAAAAATTTATGGAGGTTTTTTACAAATCTCCCAATACCTAATTTGACATATCCTGATTGTGATTTTTGTAATTGTACTGAGGGGGAGGCCGCAGCTGGAGCTAACCCATCTCAAAATCCTGCGACATCGAGTGCAATGTCAAATATAGACCAATATAATGTTAATTCAATTCTCACACCATATTGGAATGGCGACTTTTATGTGGGGCTATCAAGTACGGAAAATCCCGGCGCTTATCAAAGTATGGTTGCTGGGTCAGGAATTGATGTTAACAATCCAACAGCTTTTTCAAGGGCCCCTCAATCGAAATTTTACGATACGGATGATAAACTACAAATTTTAACAACTAGTTTACCAATATCAGAAAGAATTAATCTTTTTAATACGAAAGCAAAATATTTTGACGGGTCAACTTTCAATCCCGGGGGTGGTGTAAATAGAATTAAAACAACTTTTGCCTCGGATTTGAATCCGACTACATTCCATTACGATAATGTAGTAATACTATCTTTAACAAGTTCAGAGTTGAGTAATATGGCTGCGGGTAGAATCATTTCTTTTCAAAACCCTATATTGAGTACGGACCCAAATTTAACGGGCTCAACTCTGAATGATTATAGTAATACAAGTGTTACAGGTACATCTTTGAATGGCGGTGGTGTTATACCCTATGAAGTACAATACGCGAATCCTAATGGTACAGGAAACGTTACAGGAACAACTTATACCATATCAGCAAGTACAGGGGATACACAATACCTAAAATTTCCTACCGATATTGAATATTTTCAAGTAATCACCGCGATGACGGTAAGTGATTTCTCAACCAAAGTTTCTCCATCTCCAGTATCAAACTCATTCTATCCGAGATTCTTAAATAACGGAAATTATATTTTTTTTAGAAAGTATTGGAATCCTTGTTTATTATGTAATGACTATTGGTATTTCTACAGCAAAACAACCCCACCATTAAATACGTTAGGTTTGTTTAAAGATTATGATAAACAAGTTATTGTGATTTGCGTAAGAGGAGTTGACCCACAATCGACTCGTCAAAAATGTACTTTCGATTTGAGTTATATTTTTGGTTACTCAAGTTGGGGTATAAGAGTCATAACTGGAAACTACAAATTGAATGTACCAATTCAGGGTAAGTTTTTGAACGTTAATCACTCAAACATCACAAGTCATAATCAAACTGATGGTTATTCGGGGTTGAAACTATATTACCCTTCCTACAATTTTGTTCCAAGTGTGGGTATAAATGGGTTTACGGCATTTACAACAAATTTAACCAAGTTTTATAGTAGTTTAGGTAATAATTATTACCCTAGTCTTGGAGTACAAAATGTATTTTTAAATTGGAGTTCATCTTATGGGTTGAATGTAAAAGGGGGAAATGCCTTTTGTTGGGAATGGAGCGACACGTCAGGTTTAGATTATAACGCAAGAACAGGAGTCAATAATATAACAGCAACTCAAGATATAAAATCATTTATTAATGACCCTTCAACCCAATACAATAGAGGTTATTTTATAAATGAAATTGTTGAAGGAGGTTCATTAATTTCTTCTAGACCCGCAAGTGGAAGTGAAGCTGCTGATGTTAGACCAACGAAATTCGGAGATACGAATTCAACCAATAATGGTGGTGTATTTCCAATTATAAGTAACAAAGCGTGGTTAGGTACTGAATATAGTGATATCGGTCAACCTGGTAAGAATGTTTCTGAAAATCCTTGGACAATAAACGGAGTTGAGTTCTCATATTCTTTTGGTAGTATAAGTATGACCATTAATCCAAGTAATTTTGGTTCAAGTGGTAATACAATTGTTATGAGGTCAGATAGATTACCTACTTCAAGTAACCAACAAAATTATGCCGGGGTTTCCTATTGTTTACAAAATAATCAAAACTTCTCAATATATTTGTTATCAGATGTTGGTCTAATATCGACACCATCTGCGGCCGCAACCCCCAACTCACCACAATTCTCTTCTCCAAATGAAAATCAAAATGACTTAGGTTCTTTTGTTCCAAATGCGGTATTTGATAGTTTTACTTGCGGTGGATTCGCCCCATTAGGATGTTATTATGAGTCAGGTGGTACTATACTTGTAAAACCTAAAACTGACGATTGTTATACTAACGGACTTTCAGGTTCTTTAAAAGCACCCATAATGAAAAATGGATGTTACATATTTGTCAGTGCGATTTTCTTTTCTCTACCAAAAGATTTCAAATTGTTAGGTGAATGGATTTCAAGA